GCCTCCGGCTTTGAGGCTGACTATGTGATCTACCGTAGTGGCATCCTGCCCACAATACACACACGTATAACCATCCCTAGCTAGGACTACTAGCCTTTGCTTCTTGTACTTATTACTGAGTCTAGGGTCGTGCTTACCGTGCACCATTAGTAATGGCCTTTGCGATTATGGTAGTCGAGTGCTTTGCATGGTGTGTTATGCCGCTTGCTTATGTACTTAAGGCCTAGATCTATTTGCTTAAAGGGATCTAACTCTTTCATCTTAAGTAGTTGAGGTATCCCATATGCAGAGCTCTTAGGGTTATCTGCTCGAGGATCCCATCTACTCTCTTTATTCCATAAGATCTCTAAGCATCTATATTGCTTAGCATTAAGTAGCTTTATGTGTGCGTATAGTTTGTAGTTTTCTTTATCTCTATGTGTGTTAATTGCTTGAGATGCAGGCATATTGCTAAATAGCAATAGCCCGGCCAATAGCACCAAACTACGCCTGCGAGCTATCCGCGGTAGCGGCTCGCCTGCGAGTATGGAGCGTACTCCTATAGTCAAATAGGCTGCAACATTGAGCGTATCTTTCAGCGTGTCCCACACCTTTTTAACATATGTGGATAAACCTTGTGGATAACTATTAAGCATCTTTACCCCATCCTTTACCCTTAAAGCTGATACCGGGTGCGTGATATACCTGCCTCATATGGCTACCGCAGCATATAGGCGCAGCATTTGAGGTTATAGGTTGCTCAAGCTCATAACGAATATTGCAGCTAATACACTCATACTCATACATCGGCATCTATAGCCTCCAACCAATCGTCATAATCTAACTCGTATAATTCTCTAGATCTATGGATCCAATCAAAATGACTTTTACATAAAGGCACTTGCGTACGTTTCATACCGGATAATTCATCGTGCAAACTGTAATAAGGCTCATCGATGTAACTCATAGCTACCGCTTTTAATCGGCACCATTTAGCCATATCCCACTCAAATATCTGACATCGTGTATAGGTACCTCTAGGCATCTTTTAGATCCTCCATTAGTACTATGCCCATAACACCGCATTTAACGCATTGGAGCGACTTAACGTACGGCGGCAAGTTATCGGTTACGACTCGCTCTATATGATCGGTCATTTTGCCGCATAGCCGGCATTTAGTTTTATACGTCGCCATAGTTAGACCTTTCGAGGTATTGCATCTCAAATAGATTAGCTCGAGGTACCCAATAGTTATCCTGATACGTATGTTTATATCGCGGCTGCATGGCCATATGCACCGGCATCCATCCGAGTAATACATAAACCGGGCTCCATCCGGTAACTAATATAGCTACATCGTTAGGCCTCGGGTTTGGCCTGTTTTGTATGATTAAATGGCCGTTAGCGTGTTTGGTCCATTTAACTTCGATGTTTTCGCCTACATCGGCCTCATCGTGAAACGTATCTACTTTAGGCACAAAGCCGTAATCGCCAAAATAATTGGCTACGGCCGTCTCGGCTCCGGCGCTTTCGGCCTTTTGCCATATAAACTCGTGATAATTGGTAAAGCGTTGCCCAAATTGATTAGCATCACCCGGATCGGCATTTATAGAAATAGCTCGCTCAAGGCCTTTTTGATGAGCGGTAATTTCTTGCGATCGATCGAGTATTACTTTAGCTACGCGCGACATTGTGCACATAACCATAAAACTACCTCGCCCGATACATCCCGATACGAAAAGCCTCCCAGCGCGGTTTGCCACTCGTTGCATTGGTCGCATTGTTTGGCGTTCATAACGGTAGTCGTACCGTCGTCGTGGATAGTCGTAGCTATGCCCTCTTTAATAAATGTAAGCTCGCCCACGGCTATACCTGCGGCTTCCATTTACCGTCGGATCCGAGTACGTGCCAATACGGGTTACATTGATTAGCTCTAACTCGCTCCGTGCACTTATAAGCGGCCCACGGTTTACCCGTTGCTTTAGCCGTACCCTCAGCCCAAACCATCGTACCGTGCGTACATCGAGGGGCCTCAGCTACTAATTCACCGCCGAGGCTTTTACCAATCTCTAAGATGCTACTCGCCATTGTGGCCATATCCTCGATCGAGGCCTTTGTACTCCACGGGTCGGAGTCTGCCGGTAGTGTCTCTACCTTTTCCATATCCTGCGCGGTAGGCCGCGAGTTATGCTCAAGGCTAGGCGTTAGTAAACCTATGCAGCGGCCATAAGCTGAGGTAATTGTGTCCTCTATAAACCATTTTTTCATATTGTTTGGATAAGTCGAGACGTTACCAAATGCGTAATCGACGGCGCTAGGTAGATGATCCTCATACTCCCGGTACGCCTCAGCTTTAACGAGGATCGTGCCTTTAATAATATCTAGATCCTCGATATATGCGACTAATCTCCCAGATGGGAATTCTAATCTAAAGCGCTTGATACGAGCGTTTACGTCCTCGTAGTTATCTAAAAACCCCATTAGATTAGCTCCTTATCTTTCAGAGCTTGAGCAATAGCGCGGCCACGTACAAAGCCCTCGCCGTGCCCTTGTCGGTGTCCTATTGAGTAACCGATTACCATAAACATAAAGCCCATACCGCAGGCTGCCAAACCGATCAATATATCTAAACTATTCATTACTTAGCCCTTTGTTAAGGCCGATCAAGCTACTAACCGAGTAGCCCTCTCAGCGTTTGTAGTATCAGTATGAGGGCTTTTTGTCCGAATTAAAAGCGTATAGCCTTTTGGCGTGTCGCTACTTGGCGAGTCTGTCCTCTATAAGCATTTCGTAAATACGGTCTACGCGGATCTCGATACGCTCAACGCGCCCGGCTAAATTGTGGCCGCCGTTGCCGTCCGGCTTTAACTCGGCTAAATAATACTTAACCAAATGACGGACGAGCCCAGCCCCTAGCCCCAAAATAGTAAAACTCCCTAGAGCTATACCAACTACGAGCTGAGCTCTTTCCATTACTTAGCGCCTACGCCTAATTGCTTCTCCGACGGTTGCAACGCTTTTAGTAGTGGCCCGATTAGCCCGGCGATAAACGCGTTAGCCAATACTTTATAGTCGGTGATGCCGGACATATACAAAGCCGCTACGGATGCGAGGGATGCTCGTCCGTATGATTTTGCCGCCGCTATTGCTTGCTCTTTCATTTGTTGCTCCTTAGTGCCCTTAAGGATTTATCTAACTATAAACCTAAACTAGCGATTAAGGCTTTAGCCTTGCTTGCCGATATCTCTACCTCGAAGTGCATATCATCCGGCCTACTCTTAAAATCGCCCCCCCACTTAAGTCCGTATTTTTTAGCTAGAGCTCTTAGCATCGGGATCTTTTCAGCCGGGAAAGTGTCGTATTTTCCTAGTGGATGCTTTGTAGCGTTTAGATCGATAGCCGTACCGGATGAGTGACACGATAATTTTGTAGGGTTGCCGCGCACCATACGGTAAGCGTAGCCCCAATCGTCAAACGTGCCCTCATCGATCGGCTCGATTAGCTCGTGAAACTCCGCAGCAAAGGCGGCCAAAAGAGGCCCAACACTTTCGGCACACCTTAGCTTACGATCCGTACCTTTTACGAGGTAGGACTTTATCTTTATAGCTTCCGGATCTTTTGATGCCGGGTAGCCGTTATAGCTAGTCTCCATTAGTAACGCTCGGTGTGGATTGTTCCGCTTTGTCTTTATTTAGGTATGCCTGATAGTCGGCGTTGCTTGGGTCACAAGGAATAGATGAAACTGTGCCGTCTGTATCTGTTCTAATAACCTGAGCAATAGCCCACTCAGTCGCTTCAATTACTTCATAAATTGGTTTTGTCATTATAACTCCGCGCTTGCTGTGATTTGGTTGAAACTGGTTATTGAATAATTACGATACGCGGTAAGACCGCTGAAATTACCAAACGAAAGAACAGCACCATTTATACCATTATTAACATTGGTCGTAATGTTTGCAGATGATTGGGTGTAATCAGCAGTATAAACATCAGTAATTCTTAACGCACCAGTAAGAGCAAATGTTATGCTGCTTGTTCGCATTGGTGGAAAAACTGCGCTAAGTGCGACCTGAGTAGTTGAGTTAATTCCAGTAGTACCGCCTGCTGTAATTACTTGGTAATACCTCTGGCAAGCGGCTAATTCTCCTTGAAATGTTGCTGCATTGGGTGAATAGGCAGAAGCACTAGCAGCGGCTTCTAATTGCACTCCAGTAATCTCAAACCAATCCGCCGCTCCTGCCGTACCTAGAGGAGTGTATGTAAACTCCATAGCGATCTCAGTAGCGGTAGAGGCTAAAGTAGCTGTAAAAGTAAATCGCTGCCACGTAGTAGTTAATGCTGCGGTTTGATTATTTATCGGTGTTGCGAGGCCCGTATAACTTGTATTAATATTTTGATCCGTGCCCGTGCCGGTATATAAATAAACCGATAAATTATTTGATGCTCCGGAAAAGTTTGCACCTCTACGAGCATAAAAACTTAGAGTTACTTGCTTGCCGGCATAAGGTACGGAGTTTTCCGTCTCGATACATTGAGTTAATGCTAGTGGTGATTGTACGGTGTTGCCTGCCGTCCTTTGTATTCTGCCGGCGTATCTAATATTTGGTAGGTTTGTCGTGTCATTTGTAGCTTGTTGGCTAAAAGTTGCACTCGTGCTACCGCTTGGAGAAATCGCTTGCCATCTATCGGCTCCGTAAGGTTTACCGTTAGCAAAAGTAACCGATGTACCACGCTGCCAAACGTTAAACGCTGAGTTTAATACTACGTTTTTACCTGCGACGTTTGTAGATCCACCGGAGGCGGTAGCCCACGCTAAACCCGTAGCTGCCGTTGAGTCTGCCGTAAGCACTTGGCCGTTAGTACCTACCGCTAAACGTGCTGGGGTATCGTTAGCCGTAGCTGAAATTAGATCGCCTTTAGCATCTACTATAGAGTTTTGGATCGCGTTGCTATCATCCTGTGCGACCCACACAAAATCCATATTTGTATTAGTTGCTTTAGCTAATACCTGCCCGGTAGTGCCGCCTTTAAGATCGACTAAAGAGGCATCTATAGAGTCGCCTAGGGCTTCGATAGCCGTAGCTCCATCTTTTACTAAGTCGGTCGATGTGGGGACCGGCCATCCAAAATTAGGCGTAGTAGTTGCCATTATGTCAAACCTCCATATGCGTTTTCCCAGATAAGTGTAGCGTTTACACCCGTCCAAACTAGGTTAGCCGGGCTAACCGTGTCCCATTGTGGCGCAACGAGTGAGAAATCTGTAGGGCTTAGCGTGAGTGTTATGTCTACAAATTGAGGCGTAGCCCGGATAGCAAACCCCTCTAAAAAGCCATTAAATGAGCCGTTAAACATATTGATCGGTAAATTATTAATTACGATAGGTTGCCCAAAAAATACATCGATGAGCTTATTACGCTCTGCATCGGGTAGGTCGCCGCTATCTAGCCTAAAGGTAATCGCCTGTAGCTGCTCTCGAGGGATAGCACGTAGGCCTAACTCACGATCCATTACATCGTTTACGTCGCTAAGGTTATGCAGGTTGCTATTGACCGCTCGCTGATAACGGCCGTAGTTAGCGATGGAGTCCGCATCGAGGGCCGTAGCTTGATTATTGTAATTATTGCCATAGTTAAATACAAGGGAGTTACGTATCTTGCCTATTTGTAGGATAGATTTAACGCTAGACGGAGTAGCGTAATTAGCCGATAAAGTCGTATATCCGTTAGCCGATAAGTAAGCCGTACGATGGTCGGCATCGGCATAACAAACGCGGCCGGCTTTATCCTCGTAAATTTGTCCTAGCGCGCTTTGTGCAATTTGAGCGCAGAGGTTATAACTGTTAGCCGGATCGGCTGCTCTACTAATCATCTCGTATAGACCAGGTTGATCGATCTCGCCGAGTCCTACATTTTCTGCATTAGCCCACGTAGTCGTAGGGTCGTAGTCCATCCACCTAAGAGCCGGGGCCACCTCAAACCATGAGTTAATAAGTAGCTCATTGAGTATGTCGTATATCTGAGTACCATCATCAGTTTTAGGCAAGGCATCCGGGAAAAGAGCTTTAGTTAATTTTGCTAACGATCCTACGGCCAAAATGCTACCGATCGTTATAAAGCCCACCTCCTCCGGAGATCGGACCGAGATGCCAAAATCTGATACCGCGCCGCCAAACACCGGGACGTATGTACCTGAGCTATTCTTAAGCTCGAGAGTTAAGACATCGGTTACGTCGATGTCAAAAGCCGTGTTATTTACGTTTACGATCTCCATACGGGCATAACCGGCGTTGCATTGTAAATCGATATCATCGCGACCCGTTGCCATTGTTACGCTTAGGACGTTTGTATAGACGGTAGTACCGACGGTTATACGCCACTCCGGGAGCCACGTACTCATACCGCGTAAAGCCCTGTACCGCGATCTACTGAGGTACCTCTGTAAGTAGATTGATTAAGTACATCCTCAAGCGCACGAGCAATAGCCTCAGGGTCGCCGATACCTGTCTCAATTTTAATATTATAAGTAGCCGGGTAGCCGCTGCCGTAATTCATAGTAGGGCTATATCCGCCGAGGTCGCTCTTTTGCGTATCGGTCAAGGTAGGGAATAGATCAAAGATATTTACATCTTTCTTAAGTCCCTTAGTGGCCTCGGCCATTTTGCCAACGGTATCGACCACCGTAGTAGCCGGGATAAGTGAGCCCACGCCGCTCGAGGTAAGCCCTCCGGTGTTACCGCCTGTACCAATTTTGCCTAGTAGTGCTATGTAATCTTGTAGTGCTTTGAGTCGCGCCTCGTCGGCCTTTTTTTGTGCCGCTGCTACGCGGTCGATCATTGATAACTCCTCGGACTCACGGAGTTTGTTAAGTGTTAAAGATGCGTTAGAGGTTTTACTTAAGGATGCGAGTTTAGCGATCTCGGTTAGTTGTATCTGTACGCGCTCGCTATAACTTTCTTTAGCCGCTAACTCACCGGCTGCGGTAATAGCTGCATTATATTTACCAAAAGCAATCTGCCGAGCGTTTTCTTTATCCGTTTCGGCCATCTTTGATTTATCAATCGCGGTAAGCTCGTTAAGTAATTGAGTGTTAATAGCCTCGAGGGTTGCGTTACTAATTTGAGTAATACCGGCTAGTTTGGCCATGTCTGCATTTTTTTGCAGGGCCGCTAGCTCGTTAATTTTCTTGAGTGCGAGCTCGCCGTTATCCTCCTCAATAGCCTGTAGGGCCTCGAGGCGTAGGATCGTTTCTTTGTCGTAAGTAGCGCGTAGAGCCGCGGCGATAGAGATGCGGTTAGTGTCAAACACGGCCGCAGCCTTTGATAACGAAAGTTTATTTTTCTCTAATAGTGCTTGCTTTTTTAGTAGGGCTAGGCGCTCTTTCTCACGTTTAGCCGCTTCAGCCGTGGCCTTAGCCGCGGCCGCTGCATCTGCTCTTTGTGTATCTTGGTTACTAGCTGATAAAGAGCGATTACCAAAACCTTTTACGCCGCCGCTAAATACGATATCGATAGCATCTTTAAGACTATAACCATCTTTAGTTTTACCGCCAAAAAGTACGGAGATAAAATCGCCCGTAGCTACGCTGAGTTTATTCATCTTATCGATAAGCGGATCTAAATTGCCATCTGCCCCGGCTAAGCCCTCGAGGGCTCCGATCAAACCTCGACCGATTTCCTCGCTAGCATTTTCAGCGGCAATAGTTAATTTATTTAATTTACCTGTATAGGTATCGGCCGCTACCGCTGCCTGACCGCCAAAAATCTTTAGTAACTTTTCTTGTATATCTGCAAAATTAGCGGTTTTAATCTCGGCTTGAGTGAGACCGATATTAAGCGTACGTAGCCCTCGATTATTACCTACATATGCCTGCGCTAAGACTTGGCTAACGCTTGCTAAATCCTGACCGCTGCCGGCTGAGGTATCTAGAGCTAGAGCTAAAATCTCTTGAGACTTGGCAATATCGCCGGTAGTTTGCAAAATCTTTTGTAGCGCAGGTTGGAGCTGATCTTTATTTACCCCTGTCGCCTGCTCGAGCACGTCTAGGTATTGTTTTACGCTCTCTGTAGCAAAACTTAAACCTAAATTTTTTAGGCTTTGAGTTAATTGTTTTACCTGAGCATCCTCAGCGGCAAAAGCCTTTACCGCATTTTTACCATATTGTGCTAAAGCCGCAGCACTAAAAGTAAAACCAAAAGCCTTAGCTAAGTTTTTTACATTTTTCTCAAAACCTGCAATTTGTTTTTGGCCTTTAGTGAGGGCTTTACCGTCGAAAGTAGTAACGGCATTTACATATAAATCGGGTAACTTGGCCATTATGCAGCCTTACCGTAACGGCCTTGATTAAAGGCGGCAATAGTATTTTGGATAGCCTTTACTACGGCGGCTTGAGCTTTGCCCTGATCCTCGGACCACGCTCTAAAGATCATACGGCCGCGACTTGCACCATCGCCGTAAAGAGGGCCCATCCGGCTAATAAAGTTTGCACCGGCTCCGGGGTTATTAGAGCGGCTCTTAGGATCTCCGCCCGGGTTTTTACGTCCGGCCGTTTCATAGATAGCTCCACTAGCTGAGGCGTTAGCTACGATATAGCGAGAGCTCCATCCGTTACGGTTTCGCTTACTTGGCGCTGCGGTGTAATAAATACCTTTACGTGCTACCTCGGCTTGGTAAAGTGGAAAACGGCGTACACGGCCCTCACTATTAAAGGTACGAAAGGCAGAATTACGGGCCGTAATCTTTTTAGTATATGCACCCTCATCCCAGTTATAAAGGCCACCCGGTGCAGAGGTAGGCGCATAACCTCGAGCCTTATCACGTATCGGGATCATTACGCCTTTAATCTCTTTATTCATCTCTTTAAGTAGCTCGGGATCTATTTTACGGATCGCGCGTAGAGTCTCTTTAACGCCGTCTAGCTTTACCGACATTTTTAGACTCCTCTGCTTGCTCGTTTAATACCTTTACTAACATCTTAAACATCTCGGCATCTAAGTCGAGTATCGCTTGAGGCGCGACCCCTAACCGTATCGATAGTTGCGCTACCAAATAGGTTAGAGTGCCGCGCCCTAGCTTAAAGGCTCGTCGTCTAGTACCTCGACCTTTTTAAGAGTATCTAAAAACTCGGCTCCAAACATTGGTACGGTTTCGCCGGATGTACGTAAGCACTCCCACGCTAACCAATATACGTCACTCTGTTTCTCGTCATCTCTAAAGGCTTTGTGAAAACCTTTTTTTGCGTATAACTCAAAGGCGTACTCAATACGCGGCGAGATTTGATGCTCGCTTACCTCGCCGGTAGCCCTTGTTATTTTGAGTCGTGCCATTTTTTGCCCCTTTGTTAGTTTGTTATGGTGCGGTAGTAATTACGATTGGTGAGTTACACGTAAACGTGATGCTCTGAGTACCGATATCTCCGACCGCGCCGTTAATATCTGTAGTGTTATTTACTAGGATAGTCGTAGCGTACTGAGGGTTAGTAGCTGAGGTAGTCGCGCTAGTTTGCTTTAGCGTGATTGGTACGGTCGTACCCCAGGCTGCCTGCAACGTAGCGTTTACGTTAGCCGCTGCGGTATCGCTCAAAAAGTCTAGAGAGATCGTGCTTGTCTCTAAGCCTTTAGTAAACTTTCGAGATGAGTCGCCCATAGCTGTAACCTCGAGTTCCTCAAATACGCGGTTAATTGTCGCGCTTGTAACATGGTCAGAGAGTGCAACCGAGTTAAGGGTTACGACTACTCCATTTGATAGAAATACGGCCATCGCCTATTCCTCGCTTTTCTCTGTAGTAGGTGTCTGTGTTTTTGTTTGTTTTTTTGGTGCTTCGGTAATCTGCCCTATCTTAATAAGAAAGGCGATATCTTCATCGGTTAGACTCATGCTTAACTCCACTCGGTTAGTATTGAGATAGTGATGTCTGTCGTTAGTAGGTCGCCGCTTTGTACCGTTAAAACGCTCGGAGCACTTACCGCGCCGATATTCATAACGATTGGCGATGCAGCTAACTTTTGGAATACGGCGCAAACCATCGACTCGATGCCTTGTAAATTGCCTTGATTGTCGTAGAGGGGCACATTACAAATGATCCTAAAGGATGCCATCGGCGAAATATTGGCGTAGTCGTTATTAGTCGGTGTTATGTATGGATCTGCCGGCGACACGATTACGCTATTAGCCGTAATAGTTGCAGGCGGATACGCGTAGGTATTCCATACGTTAGCGTTAGCAAGAGCCGCAGCTAGTGAGGCTCTTAAAGTAGTAATAGGTGCCGGCATTATCCGACCATCGCATTAGGGCTCATATATCCGGCGATAAGGCCGCGGATCTTACCGATCATAGAGTTGCCCATACGGTAAGGACTAGGGCTAAATCCGTCGATCGATACGCCGCCCGTTTGGCTAACCTGTCGGGCCTGCCAGATATCAACGGCCAAAATCATTGAGGCCTCTCTTACGGCCGGAGTAGTCGCGTAGCTATTTGTCTTTGTATCTGCCCCTATTGCTTGGCCATAAGGGAGTACGCGAGTAAAATTAGCGTTAGTTGCCGTTTTAGCAAACTGTATAAAGCTATATCCATTAGGCCAATTAAACGCATAATTATTAAATGCTATGGATGGTAATTGAGTAGTCGTTCCGGCGGTCCACGGAATAGTCCCGGTAATCGTGTAAGTACCGTTAAAGGTTGAGCCGCATCCACTCAAGGTTACGGAGTCGCCTGTAGTAAATATTCCGGGGTTAGCGATCATTACGGTAGCTACATTGTTTTGTAGTGCCGTGCCGACGACGGGTGCAGAGTCAAACCATAAAAACTGATTGATGAGATCCTGCGCGGTTTGGCAAACCTCCTCGACGGTATTAGATGAGTATAAATTTTCGATACCGAGATTAGCGCGTAACTCGGCC